AGGGACCGCAGTATCACGACGAGCCGCGCCAACGTAAATGTTGGGGATGCCAAGCACATCACGAAGGATCTGAATCACTGATTGGTTATTGAGGATGCGTGACCCTGCAGCTACTCCAACAGTGCTAGCTCCGCCTACCTCAAGGTATCCGCGAACCTCAGGATTCTTGGCAAGAGTGCGGAAGACCTTATGGCCGAGTACGAGAGTATCCGGAGCGATACCATGAGCCGCCTCAAACACTGTGTTGCGTAGGTCATAGAGATCGCTGAGAGGAGTAGAGCCAACATCATCAAACTCACCGCCAAACTCGTTGGCCGCTGTGTCGTTGTTGAAGTTAGATATACCGAAGAGGAGATCAGCGGCGCGCTTCTCTTTTGCGAGCTTCATGACGCGCGCTACCTTCTTGGCGATGCGAGCTTCTTCGCTCCCTGGATACTGAGAGTCGAAGATGTCCTCCATAGCGATACTGTCAGAAGCTGCGTAGATCTTCGCCTTGAAGGTGGTGCTTGATCGATCAAAGCCACCAATAGTAGCGCGTGAAGCTCCAGGAGCGCGCTCAAGGTCGAGGCCAGCGCCAGCGCCCATGAAGTTCCGTGTCTCCTCGAGGAGAATGGTTCCTGAGCGCTCAGGTACTTTGATTGTCTCAAAGATCTGATCAGCGATGAGTTGATTGTCAGATGGAACCGCCTCAACGACGAGGTTAGTTAAGATCTGGTCTACTGGATGAAGATTACTATATGAACTAGCCATGAGTTACTCCTTATGCCTCGTAGTTGCTCGGACCTGTGAAGACGACCTTGATTTGGTCACCATCAGCAGGAGAGTGATGATTAATGTTTGGAAGGATGCGAGCAACTGAGAAGTTCCCTGATCCCTTAACGAGAGGGATAAGGTTTCCGTTAGCCTCTGCCATGAGAAGAGAGGTAGTCTCAGGAGCGATGGCAGCGCCAGCGATAGCGCGTGAGATGCCACCTACAATTACGTCAACGGCGTCACCTGCTGAGCAAGCGCGCTGAGCGATGCCGACACAAGCTTCATCAGTTGAAGCGTCAGTGATGACAACCTTGCCAGCGCTATCAACAGATACAGCGGCGAACTCAGTGATAGCCTCAGCCGCGACGAAAGAAATCATGTTATCAGTATTAGCCATGATTAAACTCCTAATGCCTTAGAGTAGTAGTCAGGGTTCTCGGCGCGGAAAAGGTCGAGCGCCTCAGAGTAGGTTACTTGTTTCTCTTGCTTGAGCTTTAGAACTTGCTCATTGAGAGTCTGGCGTGAGATCTCCTCACCGCTTGCCCCGTGGCCGATCTCAGCGAGTGGCACAGCTGAAGAGCTAGCGCGCTCAGAGAACATTTGCCAGAACTCAGGCTGAGCGTCTCGCAGGTCCCACGCTTTACCAGCCACAGTCTGCTCAGCAGGGCTGATCTTTCCTTCGTTGAGGAGAGAGCTGACAGCCTGATCACGCTTGATGGCGTCACGCTCGGCGGTGAGCTCTGCTAGGCTCTCGCGAAGAAGAGCGACCTCGTTGAGAAGGTTTACATCAGGGGTGATTGATTCACTCATCTTCTGATATCCCATCTTGTTCTTTTCGTCTTCGTCTTCAGCCTTCATCTCAGCTTTGTCTTCAGACTTATCTTCAGCCATCTCTTCAACCTTGTCTTCTTCAGACTCGGTTTTGAGGTTGGCCTCATTGTCAGCTTTCATTTCTTTGATCATCTCTTCGAGCTCCTTGACCATCTCATCTTTAGCGACGAGAGCAGCGCGGAGATCCTCAAGACTCATTGATTCGAGATTGTCCATCTCAAGCCTTTCGTTAAGGGTTACTCGGTCGATGCGGTCATGAGACTGAGCAGGCCGAGGGGTGAGGGTGATTGCTAACAGTTGGGCTTTACCGATGAGGTCACCGCCGCTTCTGTCATGTACATCGCCGGTGATAAACTCAGGACTTGACCACAAGACCCCCCCCGCTTCTTTGACCACGGTTAAGCCGCGCTCGTTGTAAGCAGGGACGGCGTAAAGGCCATCTTCTCTAAGCTCTAAGTCGACGATTAAGCCGAGAGCGTTGCCACTCTCAGGGGGTGCAGGGGGTCCACCGTTAAAGGGTGATGTGGCGTGTTGCCAATCGATAATAACGGGGTCCGCGTCCTTGCGCTCTCGGTACACTCTGAGCATCTCAGAGAGCATATCTACATCTATCTCTTTGCCGATTGACTCACCGCTCATGCGTGAGCTCACCTGACCAAGAGAGAGCGTCTTGAATGGTTTACCGATGGTTAGGCCATCAGGTACATCATAGCTTGGAGCCTCTGAGAGCTGGAGAGCTTCACCATAGGCCCTGAGTGATTGACTCTTCTTATCTGCTGAATCCATCTGTTTCACTACCTTTCGCGCCCATGCATAACCGGCATCACCTCCCCAACCTTGCCAAGCCTGCCAGCCCTTCCCTTGGTCATCCCAGGTTGAGCCTTGCTTGTCGATCTCATGGCGGGTGAAGTAAGCGAGCATACGCTTGACAGTCTCAGGGCTTAACTGCTTACCCGCTTTCAGGTCACGAGCTCGAGCGATTCCAACGGGGGTCATTCCTCGCTGACTCTCTGGCTTGTCTGCTCTGACTTCAAGCGCTCGCTTGGCCGCGTCTCTAGCGCCCTGAGGTGGGGTGAAGTCAATATGAGAATACTTGTCAGGTATCGCCATTAACTCAGCCTTTGCTTCAGACTCTCGGCGTTGAGGGTGACCTTTAGGGAGTAAGTCAAGATCACCGGTATAAGCTTTCTTGCGCTGACCTGTAGCGACGAGCTTAAGGAAGGTGCGCACACGAGCAAGCGCCCAACCATTGCGAGTCATCCCCGGTCGATGGCTAACAGAGAAAGCACCCGCGCCACGTCGAAAGACGGCCTTGAGTGTTCCGAGGTCGACACGACGAGAAGCCTTAGTGAATCTCGCGTTGTGGGTGTCACGCATATTCTCGAGAGCTTTGGTCGCTTGCTCACCAATCTCAATCCCACCACGAGCTCCACTAGCTGAGCCCTCAGGATTCTTGGCGCTACCTGTGCGCTGATCCTTCTTAGGCGCTGGCGTCTGTGCTTTGGTGCGCTTACGCTTTGCCATGCTCACGCCTCCTCTTGATGAGCTGCTCAGTCAATGCGCTGACTGATCCACCGCCACCTACTGATGAAACTCTCATGAGAGGTGATCTCTCAGCGTCCTCAGGCAATACACCAGCGCCGAGACGCTCTCTGATTGCTCTCTCTAGCTCATCATCAGGAGTCAGAAGGCCGGACTGCACGAGACCAGGGAGCATACCAAGAGAGTCAGCAAGGTCATCAGTATCAAGACCAGTGTGAACAAGGCGAGGCAACTTTGACGGGTCAACGCATCCATAGTTCCACCTGATCAATCTACCGATAGTTCCACCGCCACGGCGGTCAATGCCACTCACAGCACTAGCAACGAGATCACATAAGTTAATGGCCGCTCTTCGGAAGACGCTTAGGTGAATCTCGCCAACAGAACGAGCACCGGTTTCAGTGTTCCCTAGGTCTGCAAACTGAGTTAGGAAAGCAGCTGCGATCTGAGAGTCACACTTAGTGATGATATTGATTGGCCCATCTGCATAGAGGTTAGGGGTTGCCGCGTAAGTGTCAAACTTAACGGCGGCGTTCTCTACTAGATAGCTCTGCTCAGCAGAGATGAAAGCCTGAGCTTGTCCCTCTGCATCATCTATCATGGCGTCGATATCACCATCACTTAACCCGAGCGCCTCAGCTTGTGAGCGATCAACCACCACCTTAGGAGATGGAACCGCCCAACGGTCGAGACCAACACACATCAGGTTACTCACCCTCTGCTTAGTTCTCCACCACCACCATACAGGCCGAAGCATCCCCACGCCCTCAAAGTTTGAACCGGTCTTATTGAGGGTGAGAAGCAAGAGCTTGTTTGCCGGTATAGGCTCAGGAGTGTATGTAATACCAACCGTGTTCTGGATCACTCCATCGAGTTGTTGAGCGTCTCGACTCAGCCACTTCTGATGCGCGCTTGGCTCGCGGTCTGCGTA